ATTTTTTACTACCCCTACTTGTGCAAATTTTGTATCAACAGGAAAATCTTTTGTTGAATCATCAAATCTTGCGTAGACAATTACTCTGTCAGTTCCTAGTTCAGTATATACATTATGACCGTGCCCTAATCCTGGTGGAATAATAGGGACAAGTTTAGCACGACCAGTTGATGTGCTAACACCACTACTTAATGTTCCTAAATCTACGATTCCATAACTGTAACCTTTCCCTCCTGCACTCACCACAACATCTGTGATTGAACCATTTACAACATCAACTCTTGCCTTTGCTCCTTCACCATCCCCTATAATATCTACTTCTTGACTTAATCCATTCGCATATCCACTACCAGAATTTTCAATATAGATGTGTTTAATTTGATTTTGGTTTATGTCAGAGTTTCCATTTTCACGAACCGCTCTGATTTGAGAATCTTGGCTAGAGGTCCAACTATTTGGAACAGTAATAAATTCAGTTGAGTCAAATTTAATAATGTCACTAGGTGAAACAGTGAAAAGATACTTCCAAAGATATCCGTCACCGCTATTTCCTGCCTTGGAAGGTTCCAAATCAGTGAAGGTTGGCTCATCTTGGGAGACATTTCCAAGCGGGTTAGATCCTGTTGATCCATTATCAATACAAACGTAAACTTTGAAGTCGGAATTAAGTACGTAGTAGTTCGCATCATATAACCTATTTGCTTGTGTTAATGGACTTGGATTTTCGACACTATAATCATCTCTATAAATTTCATATCTACTACCAGCAACCCAGTCTACTCTTCTTATAATTCTTCTAATATTCGCAGATGATATTTTCTTTCCAAACATCATTGTATCACCTGTGTGTGAACGATAGGAAAAACTATCAGTCGGTGCAGGTGTAGATGAATTCCAATCAGAAGATCTTCCATAACCAACAAGTGACCCTGTTCCAGCTGGGTTTGGTAATCCAATAAAAACGTAATATGAATTATTTGTGTTTTCTACTGACTCAACAAAGTTGTTAGCATTCAGAATTCTAAATTGATCAGTAATTATCGCTGACATTGTTAATTAACTTTTTCTTTTTATTTATAGAGGTAATGTAATCAAATTCCGAAGACCCTGATAGCACCTGATGATCTCAGACCCCTTAGTGACCCTGCAGTGTAGTTCTTTCTTTGAATAGTTGGGAAGGTAGTCAAACCAGTATTTACTGTAAGACCAGTGACTCCTATAGAGATAGGAGAGTCATTACGAGTTGCATTATATAATCTACCCCAAGAAATTTTACCTAATTCAGTACTGATACCAGGATTTGTATTGTCAAAATTTCCAGTTTGTGCAATACCTAATATTGAAGAGGTGCTGTTTGTATGAACGTTACAAGTAATTTCTCCGTTTTCACCGAGAGAAGCTACGTTATGCACCTTATAGATATTATCTACAAATGTAGTTCCAATTCCAACGACTGACGAGTCTTGACTATCAACTGAAGTTACTCCATTTCCTACTGAGGTGTCTTTGATAAACACTGGATAATTCACAAGTAAACTATTTGCTGCTTTGTCTGCCCTGAAGAAGAACTTAAGTGCTAATGGATGTCCACCAGTTCCCGTAGTCGTTGTAATACCTGTAATAATACCAGTAAATCCTTCAACATTATCAATTGATGTCACCTTCTCAGTTTCAAATGTTGGTAATTCAACCAACACTTGTGGAGGTGTTAATGCTGAGTATCCTAATCCTGGATTGGTAATAGTTGTACTTGTTATTGAACCATTAGATATGGTTGCTGTTGCTATTGCTGTTGTTCCGACACCAACAGGAGAACCTATTGTAATTGACGCAGTGCCAGTATAACCTGAACCACCATCAGTTATTGTCAATGAGGATATAGTACCAACACCAGATACATTTGCAGTCATAGTGGCTGCAGTTGGAATAAAACCAGATGTGACTAATGCATCTACAGAATTAAATTCTAAATCATAATTACCATCTGATTCATTAGGAGCACTTGCACTTAGATGATCACCCTTCTCATAGAAGAATACCTCTGCATCATCAACAAATATGCCATTAAGATTACCTACTCCTGATAATTCAGTGAAATCTCCTATAATTTTTGAAGTTGGGTAAACTTGAGGTTCAAGAATCTCTCTTGACTTATCAATCTTCTTACCATTTAATACAATATCAACTTTTTGTTTTGTCCATCTAATTGGTTTATTATTATTTTCATCAATACCACGACCAGTGTAAATATCAGTTTCAACAAGTTTTGCACCTAATAGAGCATTTATTGTTCTTTCGTCCTGTTGTGAAGTTGTAAGTCCTACAGGATGTTTAAATACTCTCAATTCATCACCAATTTTTACTGTTTGCTGAATATCTGCTACATCAACGTCTACTCCTTCTTGACCTTTATAGAAGAAAATATCGACCTTTGCTTCTGCTCTTGGTGCCTCTTCAAATTCAAATGTAGTACCACCTTCAAATTGATATGATTCACCAGGTTTCTGTAATACACCATTTACAAATATTAGTAGAATTGAATTTAAGTCTATTAACTGAGAACGTGAGTTTGTGAGATCTTTTTCAAAACTTAGTAACTGACCATTAAAGAATAATGGGAATCTTTTTCTTGCACCATCTTGTAAGTTCTTGATAGTATCAATAAAGTCTAATTCACCAAACTGCCAAGCAGAGAACTTATCACTGAATATTTGAGTTACTTCTAGTTCAAATTCTTGAATAGGTGCTGATAAATGAGCCGCAGTGACTAATCCAACAGGTTTAAACTTATCACCAACTTTGAATGAATGACCAGGTCTCGCAATAGAAAATTCAGATATTTCAAATGTTGTTGAACCGATACCTACAGTTGTTTTTGCTGCACTAACTTTTACATCAACTAATAAGTTTGAACCTGTGTCAGTTGTTGCACCAATTCCTTGTCTTGATATACCAATTACTGGTAAATTATCATAATTAGGTTGAGGAATAATTATTTCAGGATTTACATAACCAGAACCTGCCTGTGTAATTGTAAATGCAAGAGTACCACCAGCACCAACTGTTGCAGTTACTTCTGCTCCTGTTCCAGCACCACCACCAGCACCAACATTTAATGTGATTGTATTAATAGTGGTTGCCGTAATCGCTGTTTGAATACCAGCAATAGGGTCAGAATTAGGGAAACTTGTCTTAGAGACTGCACGAGGATATGGATGATTAGTGAAGAAGTTATCTTTTGAACATTTGAATACTAATCCACCAGTATCAATACCAACTGTATCACTTGTAGACAATCCGTGATTTGGTATTGTTAGAACTAATTGTCCTGAATGAGATGTATAAACTGCGTTTGTAGCTGTAAATGCATTTGCGCCTGTTGCAGCAAAATTACCCTTACGAATAGAATTTATACCAGCACTTACAAATCTATGAACATATGCTTGGTCTGTAACACCAATTGCAACGGATCCACCACGATATCCTGAACCAAATGTAAGATCTTCAAAGAATTCAAATGCGTGTCCACCACCAACATAAGTATGGAATATCGTGCTTGGACCTGCTTGAACTTCAAATGTTCTATCAGATACGATGCCTACCAAGAATAATGGTCTTTCATGATCTTGGAATATGGTTGTTGTAACTCCACTATATCCAACACAACTAAATTCTAGGTTCTTTAATTTGACTGTGTTAGGTCTTTCAAGTGCAAATCCGTGAACCTTATCTGTTGTAACTGTAATGATACCAGTAATATTATCGTAAGCTGCAGTTTGAATACCAAGATTAAATCCTGATGATGTAGCAATTCCAACCACACTCGTGATTCCACCATTTGCATCTTTAAATGCTTTTACCTTTGCTCCTTCTAATGGTGCATATCCAAGACCTGGTGTTGAACCTAATGATACTATTAATCCACCTCTAGGAACTTGGTTTTGATTTATATCAAACTCAGATACAATAAAGTCACCGTTTGTCGATGTAATACCACTAAACTCAACTGTTGATATTCCAGCAGTTGTATCAGATATAAACTCATAATTATTTCCAGTGTTATTAACAGTCAATGGAGTCTGGAATACACCGTTAATGAATAATACACCATTACCCAATCCGATACCTGAAGAAGTATTTGCACCACCTACGGTTAGTGAATATGTTTTACCAATACCTGTAAAGTTATCTGATATATCATCAAACAACATATTAGTTGTATAATCTGCCCTTAAGAATGTTCTACCACTAAAGTCTGCTTTTACAAATGGTAAATTTGTTTCATCTCTTCTTGATCTATTATTTCCTTTTGGTGGATCTGCAAAGAATACAGTGCTATCAACGATATTAAATGCACCTCTATGAACTCTTGCAATATCATTTGCTGTATGTGATGTAGCAGCGATTCCTAATTGTCCCCTGTCAACTTTTACAACAGGTAGAGTTGCAATACCAAGTGCAACATCAGTTGAATCATTTATAATACCTGTAGGTGTACTTGAGAATCCAACCTCAGTTACCTTCATGTACTCACCATTTAACTTAAGGAAGTCTGTTGGTTGAACTGAACTTATGCCACTTAATACAAATTGTGATAGACCAATACCGATAGAATTGTTATATGTAAACCCATCAAATACTCCAAAGTTATGAGTTATAGATGTAAATGTAATTGGTTGCTGTACGACACCATCTAAACCAATAATAGTTTTAGTAAGTTGTTTTCTCATTGTCAACTTATGCTTATTACCAGATCCTGTTCCAGTAAATGTTACCGCAATACCAGTCGCAACATATTCAGGTCTTGTGTATAATTCAAATCTATTTTCATCAAGAACTTTCGCATATACTGTGTCAGGTAGTATTGTAGTCACAACTCCAGAGATATTAGCAGTTGCACCAATTGATACAGCAGTTCCTGCAATACCAATAAATGTAGAATCTGGTGTATATGTTAATTCTTCATTTGTATTAAAGAAGTGACTTGGTATATCAATAACACTGGTGGTCGTACTAAATGTTCCAACTGGATTAAAATCTTTGGAGTAAATAGGAACTTCTTTATGTTTGAGCACAAAATCTTTTCTATTTGCTCTTAGTCCAGCAGCACCATCGTAAGTCGTTAAGAATACTCTTTGATCTACTGTTCCATAAGTTAAATCTGGTGGTGTATTTTCAAAGTCACTTGCACTGTAGAATATTTTATTATATGATTGAACCTCAACTAATGAATCAAACTCTGCATCTGGATAGAATCTTAAATTAATATTGTTTCCAACAATTTCACCACCGAATGTACCAATACCAGTTGTAGATCCTGCAGATACAAAAGGATATTGCACAGTTAATATGTCATCAAAATCTTTTAGTGATATTATTTGATGAACTGCTGATGTCTCTCCACAAGATACTCTTACTAACGATTTTGCAGTATTATCAATAAGACTATTAAGTGTTGCATAAGTTATTGGACTTGCTGTTCCAGTTGCGTATCCTGATTGTAATCTTACACTTCTTTCAGCACCTTCAGGTTGTCCAGGAACTGCAAAACGATATGTTCCGATACCAGTTGTTGTTGAACCCAAACCAACTATGTTTGCCCTTACATCGAGAATATTTACTCTATCATTCTCACATTGTAATTTGACTAAATTATTTTCTACCCTTGCAGTAATTACACCAACAACACTGTTACTTAATCCTGATTTTGTATCGACATACACTTCACCAATAGTTGTGTCAGTTCCATCAAAATCAACAATAACCTCATTATAATTAATTTCTTTAGTTTCACTGTCCTGAACAAATATTCCTGCAAATAAACCGTTAAAATCATAAGTAGGTATTTCAAGTATAGTCGTTGTTGTAAAACCAACTGTTGTTGTTGCAATACCTGTATTGACACCCACTAAATCAACGTGACCAATACTATTTGTACCAATCCCAGTTAAATCAGTATTAAAGTCTATTTTTAATACTTTAATATCATGATCTCTTGTAAATATTTCTGTTGGATTGAATAGTAGATTTTTTGTTCCAGTTGCTAATGTTTCAGTATCAAAATCACCTAATTTAATTGTTGTAAAATCAGTTGATTTTTCAAGTATAAATGCATCACTCTCAGTTGTAATTGTAACCACTTCACTGAATTGAGAATCTAAAGTATCGGGATCTATAATTTGAATTAGATAGTTTCCGAAATCTTCAACTAATGGTTCAATAACAGTATTTGTACTTTCAAATCCCTCACTCTGGAAAGTAGCACTGATATCATCGTGTAGTAAAACTCTATTAGTTTTACATCTTGTAAAATC